CAAGAGATTCAACCGTTCCGCTTACAGATGTTTTGGGATTGGCCCGCACCGTTGTTGAGCGATCAGATTTGCCAATGGGCGGTGAACCCGATCAAAACATTGATGAGTTTGTGGACAACGATCATGCTTACGACTGGCTAATCGGCCCGTCTAACGGTAGCGACTTAGGTCTGTTGGAAAAAATGGACAGGGTTTTATTGGTTGCGGAAGAAGGGGCGGGTAAATCTATTCTGTTGAGACAGGTCGGTATTATGGTTTCTCAAGGGATTCACCCATTCGATCGAACCCCAATGGCCCCTAAGCGCGTGATGATTATTGATTTAGAAAATCCACCAAGGCTGGCAGCGCGCAAGATGTCGGCAATCCGTGACACGACTAAAGCGTTCTGCGCTCGCAACAACATTGCCTACAACCCTGAACGATGCCGAGTGATAATGAAGCCAGAGGGGTTGGACATCACCAAACGAGGCGATCAAATGTGGCTGACCGAACGAGTAGCGGCCAACCGACCCGATTTGTTGTGCATCGGACCGCTTTACAAACTTCACGAAGCCGAAGATGAGAAATCTAGCGATGTTCGGCAGGTACAGATAACTCTTGATCGGATACGGGTGCGGTACAACTGCGCTTTATTTATGGAAACCCACGCGCCTCACGATTCATTTACTAAGTTTGGTAAAATAAGACCTAGCGGTTCTCGGCTGTGGATTCGATGGCCGGAGTTTATTCTTACCCTGTCGCCGGTTGATAAGGGCAGCAACGAGCATTGGTGGCTAAATCACGCTCGCGGGCCGCGTGACGAGCGAGATTGGCCTGCCGGTTTGAAGCGTGGAGGAGACTTTCCTTGGGTTCCGATGATTGCAGGCGTAATCTAAATGATTTTGGTTGGCGACTGCTTAGAACAGATGGGAACGCTTGACGATGACTAATTTTGGAGATGTAGCCGTAGCAATGGCTCAAGACTTTGATTTCGATTTACGCCGGAGCAATGAGCCGTTTGTGCCGTTTGACTTAGAATCTTTGACTAGCGAGCCGTTCCGAGTCGGGCTGGTTGTTGGGCCGTCGGGTTCGGGAAAAACTCAAGCGTTGAACACCGCAGCGAAGTTTGTCGATAGAAGTTTATTATGGAACCCCGAAAAGTGTGTTGCAGACCGCTTTGAAAACAAAGAAATAGCCGAGAAGTGCCTTGCTGGAGCGGGCCTGAACTCCGTGCCTCAATGGTTCAAGCCCTACCGAATATTATCCAACGGAGAGCGTTATCGCGCAGACTTGGCAATGGCGCTTATGGAAACTTTGACCTCGGACAAAATAGTAGCGGTAGATGAGTTCACTAGCGTGGTAGACAGGGTTGTGGCGCGCAGTCTTTGCGAATCGCTCAACAGATTTTTGACAAAAAACAGCAGATTGCTTTTGGCCACTTGTCACTACGACGTAGTTGAGTGGATTCAGCCCGACTGGGTGGCCGACGTTACCGACCATAGCGTCACTAGAAATCGCTCTCAAAGGTATCAACGATGGGAAATGTTCGTTGGAGAACAAGTAGCGGAGTTGCGGCGTGGATAAAGTAAAAATTCATAGATGTGTTGGTGCTAAAGTGTGGCCGATCTTTGCTCCGCATCATTACCTAAACGACGGTTACTTCGGTCACGGCGCATTTGTGGCCGTGATGGAAAACACGCTTGTTGGGTTTTCTTCGTACATTAGTTATCCAAGCGGAACAATCAAGCAGCGAGCGCGACGCGAGCATCGAACGGTCGTGCTACCGGATTTTCAAGGTATGGGGCTTGGAGTCCGTCTTTCTGAGTGTGTGGGGGAGATAATGTTGGCTGAGGGTTTTCGGTATTTTTCTAAGACTTCGCACCCAAGAATGGGCGAATACCGAAACGTTAGCCCGTCGTGGAAATCGACAAGCAAGAACGGTATCTCTAGGGCCGACCAAAGCAAGCGCGACCGTTGGGTGGCAAAAACCAATAAAGCCTATTCTCACGAATACATTGGCTCAAGCCCAAGCGTCTACGACAAAGTGATGGAAAATATTCCGTTACCTGAAATGGAGTTGTTCTAATGATACTCGTCGGAGATTGTAAAGAACAGATGGCAAAGATGCCCGACAACTCTGTGGACTCCATCGTGACCGACCCGCCTTATCATCTACAAAGCATCGTCAAAAGATTTGGTGGCAAAACCGCTCGAAACACTCCGGCTATGAACACAACCGCCGGTGGGGTGTTTGCGCGCAAAGCCGCCGGTTTTATGGGTAAAACTTGGGACGGCGGCGACGTTGCTTACAACGTTGAGGTTTGGCAAGAGGCACTTCGTATCCTCAAACCCGGCGGTCACCTACTCTCGTTCGGTGGCTCTCGTACTTATCATCGAATGGCTTGCGCTATTGAAGACGCTGGGTTTGAGATACGCGACCAAATAATGTGGGTTTACGGTTCGGGGTTCCCGAAGTCGCTCAACGTGGGCAAGGCGATTGACAAGGCGGCTGGGGTAGAGCGTGAGGTGGTGGGAACAAAGATTGCTAGTCCAAAAGGAATCAAGGTTGCCGAACAGCGAACCGATGTAGGTGCCGGAGCGTTTGGTGGTGAAGCAAAAGAAATAGACATCACCGCACCCGCCACCCCCGAAGCAAAGCAATGGGAAGGCTGGGGAACTGCGCTCAAGCCAGCGCACGAACCTATCGTCGTGGCCCGCAAACCGCTTGACGGTACGGTGGCCAACAATATCCTCAAGCACGGAGTTGGCGGTATGAACATTGACGGGTGTCGGGTTGAGACATCGGATAACTTTGACAAAGTAAAAGACCGAACTGATATGACAGGAAAACTTACAATCCACCACGAAGGCGGGAACCTTGAAGCACTTGAGAAACTCAAAACTTTAGGCCGCTTCCCCGCTAACTTTATCCACGACGGAAGCGACGAGGTGCTGAAGTTGTTCCCGAACACGGGGAAATCAACAGGTGGGCGCATTGGTAAAAAAGCAATGGGAACAGTAACAAACGTGCCTGCTGGTCAATACGAAGCGGGCGACCCCGGCTACGGCGACTCCGGCAGCGCAGCCCGCTTCTTCTATTGCGCTAAGGCCAATAAGAAAGAGCGTAACGCTGGACTGACGAGCGAGCCGAAGCAGAACCACCACCCGACCGTCAAGCCCGTCGCACTTATGCGCTACCTAGTGCGCCTAGTAACCCCGCCGAACGGGATAGTGTTTGACCCGTTTCTTGGGTCAGGCACGACGGCGGTGGCCGCAATCTTAGAAGGGTTCGAGTGGTCGGGTTGCGAGATAACGCCGGAGTATTTACCAATCATTGAAGGCCGAGTGGCTTGGGCTACTGAAGAAGCGGCTCAACCTGAAATGGAGTTGTTCTAATGATCCTCGTCGGAGATTGTAAAGAACAGATGGCAAAGATGCCCGACAACTCGGTGGATTCTATTGTTACCGACCCGCCTTACGGTTTAGAGTTTATGGGTAAGGAGTGGGACAAGGGAGTTCCGCCGGTGGACTACTGGCAAGAAGCACTCCGTATCCTCAAACCCGGCGGTCACTTGCTCTCGTTCGGTGGCTCTCGCACGTATCATCGTATGGCTTGCGCTATCGAAGACGCTGGGTTCGAGATACGCGACCAAATAATGTGGGTTTACGGCTCAGGCTTTCCGAAGTCGCTCAACGTGGGCAAGGCGATTGACAAGGCGGCGGGGGTTGAGCGTGAGGTAGTGGGCAAGACGGCGCGATGCGTTGGCCCGTCGCAAGATGAGGGGTATCTAGGAACAAGCACATTTCGTGGTGGCACGAACGACCTCACCGCACCCGCCACCGCCGAAGCAAAACAATGGGAAGGCTGGGGAACCGCGCTCAAACCAGCGCACGAACCTATCGTCGTGGCACGTAAACCTCTTGACGGTACGGTAGCGAACAACGTGCTGGCTCACGGGACTGGTGCGCTCAACATTGACGGGTGTCGGGTTGGTAGTGACGGCGGCACTAAACGTGAAGGCAGTGGTAACGCTCCTAACGACTGGGGCTGGTCAAACATGAGGG